ATCGAACTTGTGAAGGCTGGCAACTATGCGGAGACCGCCGCACAGGTCGCAGGCATTGACGAATCAACTTTCTACAGGTGGATGCAACAGGGCGAAGGGGAGAAGGCTAGGCACCCGTATAAAGGGTTCCGCAAGGCGATCTTGGAGGCGAAGGCTGAATCTGAGGCTCGAATGGTGATGGTCATTCAGAAAGCGGGATTTGACGGCTCTTGGCAGGCGGCGGCATGGTATTTGGAGCGCACCAAGCAAAACAAGTATGGGAAGCAAAACAAGGTTGAGTTGACTGGCGCTGAAGGCGGTTCAGTGAAGTTGGATGTGTCGGTGGATCAGTTGGAGACCCAAATTGCCAATATCCTCAACAAGCCCTGAAGGAAAAACTTCTAAAGACCTCATCCAGTTTTTACGGGACGCAAAACCGCCTGAAAGACGGGTTTGGATCGCAGGTTTGACGAAAGCGGAACGGCAATCAGTTTCGGCGCTGATGAGAGCGTTGGAAGCCGACCCGTGGAGCCAGTATGCGTCCGATCCTGAAGGGTTTATAACACGGGGTTTAGGTGAAACGCTCTGGTCAAAACAACGCGAAATCCTTGCCAGCATTGTAGCAAACAAGCGTACAGCCGTCCCAGCCTGCCACGCCCCAGGGAAAAGCCATTTAGCGGCACGAATAGTTGCATGGTGGGTGATGTCACAGCCCCGTGGTACAGCCCAAGTAGTTACAACAGCCACTTCTTTCAGACAAGTACGCAACATTCTATGGTCACACATACGCAAACTCCATGCCAAACACGGATTAGACGGCGAATGTCTCACAGTAGAGTGGAAAATGAACGGAATACAGGTTGCTTTCGGCTTCGCCCCAGCACAATACAACGAAACAGCCCTACAAGGCATACACGCCCCCAATTTGCTTGTAGTAGTTGATGAAGCGGGAGGAATCTCAGACACCATCGGAATCGCCTTAGAATCGTTAATGACAGGCGGAAACACGAGACTCCTACTACTCGGAAACCCCCCCACAGACAACGAAAACTCTTGGTTCGAAAAAGCATGCTCCAGCAACCTCTACAACACCATCCCCATATCAGCCTACGACACCCCAAACTTCACAGGCGAACAAGTAGACAACTGCACCACCTGCCCCCCCACCGTACTCGCCCACTCAGCAGCAACCCACCTAGTAGACGAAACATGGGTCAACGATGTAATCTCCGAACTAGGCGAAAACTCAGCGTTCGTAACAGCCAGAGTCAAAGCCCAATTCCCCAAAGGCACAGGCAACCGAATCATCCCCTCCACATGGATCGAAGAAGCCGCCCTCAACACCAACCCAGCACAAGACAACCGAATACGCCTAGGCATAGACATAGCCGCAGACGGAGGAGACGAGTTCGTCATCGCCAGAGCAGACGGCTACACAGTCAAAATCGTCCACGCCTCATCAGGAGCCGAAAACGCCAACGCCATCCAAGTAGCCAACATCTGCCTACGCCACATCCAAGACGCCGAAAGAGACATACGCGCCCGCCCACCCACCCCACTACCCAAACACCAACACCCACAAGGCTTACCAGACAGTAACTTAACTTTACATAAGGACTGTTATGGGCGAATTGAAACTGAACACATGTTCGCCCCTAAAACCCTTACACAGCAAGGGTTCCGCGCCACCGAACACATGTTCGACGAGGGGGTGGGGGGTCAAAGAAACGAAAACGCAGACGGGGCTATATCGCACATACTCTCCGTAAAGGTTGATGCTATTGGTTTGGGTTGGGGTGTAGTGGGGTTGTTGGAGGCGTGGGGTCGTGAGGGGTTGCATGGTGCGCGGGTGGTTGGGGTGAATGTGGCGGAGCGGGCTTTTGATGTTGGGAAGTTTAAGAATCAGCGGGCGGAGATGTGGTGGAATGGGCGGGTTTTGTGTCAGCCTGATGTGGATGGTTTTCAGGTGGTGCGTTTGGATTGTGATAGGCGGGTTTTGTCTCAGTTGGGGGTTCCTGATTTTGTGTCGGATTCTTCTGGTCGTGTTCAGGTGGTTTCTAAGGCTGATTTGAGGCGTCGTGGGGCTGGGTCGCCTGATAGGGCTGAGGCGGTGTTGTTGGCTTTGTATGAGCCGAAGGGGTTTGTGTCTGCGCCGTTGGTGGTGCCGATTGGTTTGGGGATGGCGAATAGGTGGGCGGTTTAGGTTTTTCCCCCCGATTTTTTTTGGCGCTTCGCGCACGGGCGGGTGGGGTGTAGTGGGGTTGGGCGGGTGTAGTGGGGTATGGTTTGGGGACATATTTTTTTGGAGGGTTTGTTGATGGTTGATGTTGCTTTGCGTCGTGCGGCTTCCGCTGTCGTTGACATCAAGACCTCCATGCGTAAGGTTTCCTTCGCCACCCGCTCTGAAGCAGGAAGGTACGCCGCGAATCAAAGGTGGAAGGATCACACCAAGGAAGACGATTCTGGCGGGTTGGACGGGTCTGGTGACGAGGGACAAGATTTTCAACACGATGGGGCAGGAGTGGTGTATACTGATACTGTGAGGGGCGAGGAGGGATCACCTATCAGAGAATTAGCGTTCCCAACAGATATGCGGATCGCCGAGTTGATGCCACAAATAGATGATTTACGGCAACAAAAAAGGCGTATCCGCGAAAAGATAGTCAACGAGTTGGCGCCTGAGCCGAGCCTCCGCGATTTGGAACGCGCTATTGGGTGGGCGAAAACAAAGGAAGAAGAAGCCCTCCTTCAACAAAAATATGACGAAAAGTTGGTGGCTTTCGACCGCACCAACTATGTCGTAGGCAACCTTCTAGGCGGACTCGTCGTAGGGCAGTTACCTGAAGCCGTACAAGCAAAGTTGGATGACCAAACTTGGACGCAACGCAACCTCGCCGAAGGCACAGCAAAGTACACGGAAATCAACGGCAAACTTGCCCCGCTCGTCAAAGAAGAGTTGGCGTTGGAAGCGATTTACGAAGAAAACGGGTGGTCAAGGTTTTACCTTGTTGAAGAAACGAACGGTCACATCCATTCCAACATGGACTGCCAAAGTTGCAACAGGATCATCGGAGGCAAGCCGACACGGACATCGTTCAGTTGGCTACCATCGCTGTCAGGGTTGACGCAGGGCGACGCGGTAGCCCAAGAAGGCTCAATCCTTTGCACCCACTGCTTCCCTGACGCGCCTGTTGGTTGGACGAACGGGACATCTAATCGGACAACAGAGGCGAAGGCTGGGCGGGCGGAAGCGAAAGCGGTTCGAGACTCGGTACGCAATGCGAAGGCTTTGACAACACACGGCACCGAACATGTGTTCAACTTCAGAACTTCCCTAGCCCGCCCCGACGAAAGTTACGACCGTGATCGTGTCTCCACCTTGCATCAGGCTCGCATACTTCTCACCGATCAAACCCCACGCCACTTCACGGGGCGCAACATCGCGGACTCTATGCACCCTGACGCGGTGCGTTTGGCGGGGCTTGTCGCCGACAAGGAAGGCAAAACGGTGGAGCAGGTTCTTGGCGAGGCGCGGGAGCGCGGATTACAGCGGGATAAACGGCGCAGTTACGGCGGGGAAAACAATCCTTGACAAAGGTACAAAAGTGGGATATGATGTCTGTGTGGGAGGAGACACAAAATGACTGAAAAGAAATGTGAACAGAACTGCGGGAAGTCTGCCGAAGTTTACGCGGGCGGTCGGGGCGCGAACGATTGGGCAGGCTACTACTGCCAAGAATGTGCGGACGGGATCAAAGATTTCGTCGTGTTCGACAAACTAGCAAAGGAGACGGCATGACCGATAAACCGCAACAGCCACGGGAAGATAACGGCGAACGCCACTACGGGGCTTGTCTCTGCTACGAGTGTGAAACTTGGGCGGTCGCTTTGCTCGATTGGGAAGACGAACAACGAAAGGTGGTGGCATGAAACTTAACAAAGTTGTGTGGCATGGGAGAAACTATCCGAAAGGCACGGAGATATTCTATACCGAATCCCCAAGGGATTACGGCGACATCGTGGACGAGCATGGTTGCTCAAGTAATTGGTTCGCAACCGAATCGGGTTCTCTCATCAACGCATGGGAATGTGAGGTGTCAGCATGACAGTGAAACAAAAGTTCCAAGTTGGAGACATCGTGCAAATCGGTCTTATGACGGGTCGTGACCCGCGACAGATTACGAAAGCCGAGTACACGGAGGAATCCGAAAGTGGCGGGTTCGGCGGACAATGGTATTACTATCTTGCCCCCACCGAAAAATGGATGGGCGAATGGCATCCTGAGCAATTCCTACACAGCATGGCAATATCGTTAGAAACATTGTCCGCCGCCCAAAAAGTATGGGATGACGCCACAGAAATATATGAGGCGTCTTTCGATAAACTTGGGGCTCAAGGCGGGAAAGCGACGCCAAGCGCACAACTAGCGTTTGATGCCGCATGGCAGGCGTGGGGGGTCGTAGCAACAGCATGGGATGAACAAAAAGAATATGAAGCCGACATTTTGGAAGGGGCAGATTTCTGATGACAAACGCAATAGACATAGAAAGGGGAAACATGAAAACGAAAGAAGAACTACAGGCAGAAGCGTTAGCCGTGTTCCATGCGACACACGAACTGGCGATCACAACCCGTATCGAGTCAAAGGACGAGGCGAACCGAGTTTACGAAGCGACAGTCGAATCCGCACAACGGGTTTGGGCGGGGACAATGCTCGCGATAGAAGCAGGAAACAGCGAATGACCGACGGGGTGGACGGGCTGATTGATTATGTGCGGCAGAGAGTGGCACAAGACGAAGTGGATGCCGCCCGTGTTCGGTTGGACTTTCTTCACGCGGACGCGGTAGGTCAACTGAACGCGATGATTAAACTATTTGAAAGGATGCGTTACCGTTTAGGCGCGTCGCCTGCGGATAACGGTTTTTTGGACAACAAGTACGAAGATGTGTTGGGCGAGTTGGACGACATTAAGGGCGGATACCTTGTGTCGCTCACTCAACACCTCGCGGGCGCGAGCCGAAACAAAAGAATCGTCACGAAAACAAAGCCTTGACATTGGGACAAAACAGGGATACACTGACAACAACGGAGAAGGAGACAGCATGAAGAAAGCATTGAATGTAACGATATTCGGGGAAATCCGAGAACTAGACATGACAGGCGATCCGCTCAAAACGCTTCAAGACGGCGTGGCGGGGTTGGTTGAAGCAATAGACCTGAGTTACGACCTAACAATGTGGGTGAACGAAGAGGGCAAAAACATTGAGTTGCCGCACAACCCGTTCGCGCAAACATTATGGGACGAAGCGTTCGGTGAAGGCTCCGACTACATCTTTGGGGATGTCATGTTCACAGGCGGGACAGACCAATACGGGAACACGAAAGGCATTACCATCAAAAAAGAGCAACATGTCCGCGAAAAGATACACGGAGTTTTCAACGCGATTTTCTCGCAACTGATACACACACAAAACCAACCGCTCCACGATCTTGTGACACGAGCAGAAAAGGCATAACCATGACCACAGCACTAGACAAAAAAATCAAGACGCAACGGACAGAACTAGCGGGCGCAGTATTCCATCACCGCACAGAAGCAGGTTGGACACAGCAAGCGTTAGCGGACTTCGCGGGCGTGGACAGAAAAACGGTTAACCGTATCGAGTGCGGACATTTCAGCCCAAACATTGACACCCTCGTCCGCTTGGGTGACGCGCTAGACATGGACGCATACGAACTGTTGTGGGATCAAGAGTACAAAACGGACAAGCGAAAGTGAAGGCACATAATGTCCAAGATTGATGCGACAGTTGACATGGGCGAGGACGCCGAGTTTGGATGGTGCATCGCCGTTGTGCTAATGCCATCGAACGGCAAAGACCGTTTCTACGGTCCGTTCTCACGCGAGTCTGATGCGAGGAAATGGATCAACAAACAGCCGTTCGGGGTACGGTCGCAGGTTGGGATTATGCCGTTACGCAAAACGGATGTGAAGCGGACTTACGACAATTTCTATAACCCTTTGCTGGATTGGGATGCAGAAGACTTTTGGAGTTGCCTGCTGAAAGACACCCTTGACGATTAAAGGCTTGACAAGGGGCTAGTTGTGGGCTATGCTGTTGGTGGAGGGACAAGAGAAGCCTTCCGAGACGGCGATTTTTGGCTCGAATACGCCAATTACGACGGCTGTGACTCCATCGTGGGATGGTCGCGGATGCCGCTATCAGTCAGCCAAAACCGTTGGATGAAACTCAAACGGTGGTACCGCAAAAATAGTGTTCCAATGAATCTCCGCCAAGAAGTCGCGGTGGGCATAGGGGAAGAAGTGCCGTTCTAGTCACACTTCGGCAGGCATTGCGCGTTAACTAAACAACCAAGGAGAACCAAAATGCTATTCATAGACAAACCCGAAATACTCGAACCTACAGGGAGAGCCGTAAAACAGTTCGTGGAAGAGTTGGAGTTGACCCCTGCGCGTTGGGCTGAATACCGACGACTGGAAGACAACAAGACAAACCGCGCCAACTTCTATGTCACACGGCTCGCGAACGAGAAGCGTTACCCGCACACGGAATGGCGACTCGCCACCGCCACCACAAACGGCGCACCGATGGTTCTTCTGATTTGTAGAGTTTTAGTGGCGCGAGGCGATTAGTAACCCCTACTAACCGCCCGAACGGACACGCCCCTGCCGCTATGGTGGGGGCGTGTCTTTACCTGACCAACCCCAATCACCACTACACGACGCCTCTGTCGCGCTCAACGAAATGTTCCTGACAATGGTTGCCTCGGGCTTCAAAGAGGAACAGGCTTTAAGGCTGATCGCCTACCTGATAGAAGACATGACCTTCGAGGGAAGCAAGGACTAACCCCCGTTACAGGGCATATACACCGCCCTTTACTTTAGGATGGCTCACATGGCGCAACCAGACTTTCAAGAACTTGGTTCCTCGGGGCTTCAACACGCATCAGGCTTTGTCATTGATGACTTCATCGCTAACCTTCGCGGCGTCCAAGGGATGCGGGTCTGGCGCGAAATGTCCGACAACGACCCTGTTATCGGGGCGATGCTCTATGCGATTGAACGGCTGATTCTCGCTATCGAATGGAAAGTTGACCCGTACACCGAGAAAAAGGTGGACTCAATCAAAAAGAAGGATCAGCAGAACGCCGACTTTATCTCCGAATGTATGGAAGACATGTCGGAAAGTTGGTCTTCGATGCTGTCCCAAGTTCTCTCCTTTCTACCTTTCGGCTTCGCCTACTGTGAAATCGTCTACAAGAAACGGTCATCAAACGACACGAAAGATGCCCGCAAACGCTCCAAGTTCACTGACGGGAAAATCGGATGGCGCAAGATCGCCTTACGCGGTCAGGAAACTTTGTGGAGTTGGGAGTTCGACGAGAACGGCTCCATTAGAGGGATGCAACAGATTGACCCGTCCATGCCAAAGGGTGTGGTGACTATCCCTATCGAAAAGGCTCTCCTGTTCCGCACGGCAACCGCCCGCAACAACCCTGAAGGGCGCTCGATACTCCGTAACGCCTACCGCCCTTGGTTCTTCAAGAAGACCATCGAGGAAATCGAAGCGGTTGGTATCGAGCGAGATTTGGCTGGTTTACCTGTCGCCTATGTGCCGCCAACGATGCTGTCGTCAACGGCGACCGTCGCCGAAATCACCGCCCGTAATGCGATGCAGGATTTGATTCGCGGCATTAAACGAAACGAAAATGAAGGCATCTTGTTCCCTCTCGCCTACGACGAGCAGGGCAGAGAGTTATACAAGTTGACTTTGCTGTCGTCTGGTGGGAGCCGCAACTTCAACACGGACGCCATTATCGCCCGCTACGACCAGCGGATAGCGATGGTTGCTCTCGCCGACTTCATCCTTTTAGGGCATGAGAAGGTTGGCTCGTTCGCGCTGGGGGCATCCAAGATCGACTTGTTTACTTCCGCGATTCAGCAGATCGCCAACTCTATTGCCGAGGTGTTTAACAGTCATGCGATTCCAAGACTGTTGAAACTGAACGGGATGGATGTTTCCCGCGCCCCAAAAATTAAGGCGGGCGAGATTACGCATGTGGACTTGGGTGTGTTGGGTGACTTCATCTCGAAGATGGCGGCGGCTGGGGCAATGCAACCAGATGCAGGGTTGGACAACTATCTGCGCGACTTGGCTAACCTACCGAAACGGTCAGAGGAGGAGGGTGTTCCGCCTGTGGGTATGGGCGCCATCCCACCTAACGGCGCACCTGCGCCTACAGGCACTCCCGCGCCTGCGCCCGCGCCCGCGGAGCCAAGCCTGTTCGACCAGATGGGCGAACCGCCACCCGCGGCTAATGCGAAAGGCTAACCATGCCTTTCGTCACAAGCCACAGCCATCCTGTCCAAAAGGCGTTAGAAGAAGTCATTGATCCCGTCATGTTGGCGGACATAACGGCGCTTGCCTCGCTGTACCGCAACGCGATGGTGGGGATGTCGGCGGCTGTTACGCAAGCCCGCCGCGATTTGGAACAGCAAGGTCAGTTGGGGACAGTTGACTTAGGGTTGTTCCAGCAGGTGTTCACGGCGAGAGCCATAGAGTTTTTGCGGGAGGCTCTTGGGGAGATAAGTGCGTCAACAGCGGAACAGATTTTGGCGTCCGCGCAGACGGCGATGAGGACTTTGCCGTCACAGATTTCGTTGAACATGGCGTTTGACAGGAATGACCCTCGCGCTATCTTGTGGGCGCAACAGCGGGCTGGGTCGCTGATACGGCAGATAGAGGCAGAGGCGCTACAAAGCGTTAGGAGCATCATTTCGGGTGTTTTGACCACAGGGGGCGGGGTGTACCGTGCGGCGTCTCAGATAAGCCGTGTGGTGGGTCTCCATGACCGTTGGCAGACCGCGGTGAACAACTATTACGGGAAGGAAGTGACTCGGCTAACAGGCGGGGGGATGGACGCGGACGATGCGATTGTTGTGGCTCAGGAGTCGGCGCTTCTATATCGCAATGAGTTGATTTTGGCGCGGGCGAACATGATTGCCCGTACCGAGATTTTGGCGGCTAACAACATCGGTCAAATGTTGTCGTGGTATCAGGCGGCGGATCAAGGGTTTTTGGATTTGGCTACCGCCGAGAAGGAATGGGTTGTCGGTCCTGACGGGTGGAAAGGGGTTATGGTGTGTCCGCGTTGCATGGAGATGAGCGGTGAGCGTGTCCCCGTGGCGAGCGTGTTCAGTAACGGGGAAATTGCCCCGCCGTTGCACCCTAATTGTCGATGCGTTATGAATCTGATCGTGTTGGCGGACATGGAGGGTGCTGATGTCTTGGAGTCTTAAAGATATGGGTGGCACGGTGCTGGTGGTACGCCGTGAAGACCAAGCGATTGTTGGGCGTCATAGGGATAAGGCTCATGCGTTGGTTCAGGTGTCGGCTTTGGAGAAAGTCTCTTTCGCCACGCGGTCGGAGGCTGGG